TACTACACTTATGGTTTAACTACAGAGAAAGGAGGTAATCATGGTGGAGGTATTAATAATACATGGTGTTATGGCGGTTGGCTTAGGCATTGTGGTGGCGTATTGTTACTGGCTATCAGGCGGATTTAAATGATGGCTGGTTACAAGGTAAAGGGGGAGGGCACTAGGCCCTCTCTCTTAAACTATATTTTAATCTATTAAAAACAAAGGAGGTTGATATGAGATTAAATATAACGGACGTCAAAACGGCGGACGACAGGAAGGAACGGCAGGGTTATGGACATGTCTTACAAGGCATCGTCAAGGCTCTGGTCTTCAAGGCCATGGTTGGCAAGGACGGTATGGATGAGTGCCGTGTTTACAACGTGGTGGACAGGTCCAAGGTCAAGTCCTGGAGGAAGGTGGCTCGGAAGATCGAGAGGCTGGTTCCGGAACTGGATCCAATAGAACTTCGGCATGTGGTACGTCACTACTACAAGGAGTTCACAAACCATTGGGAAGACCTTGATAAGAGGTTAAACCCTAGGGAGATGGAGCCCACGTTCAACCCAGGTCCTAGCTTTGATCCGGACGACTATCAGGAGGATGGCTAGGTCCACAGGAGGGAGCCCAGACAAGCTGGGCTTTCTCATAGATAAAATGAAGATAGAGATTGTAAATTCTCCTTGAAATTTAAAAAACCTTTCTCTATCTTCTCTTATAGCGGTTTAGCGATCACAGGCTAGACGTCACCAAAAGAGGTCAAAGTGTAATTATCAAAGGAGGTAAATATGAGTAATTACAAATTTGTTATCCCATCTAAGACGGATCGGGAAACATTCGACTACTTGCTATGCGAGGCAGACGGAGCTGGAGAAATCCCTCGGTTTGTAAAGGCATACAAGGAGGCCAGAAAAGGTGGTCAATCTATAGCTATGGCTATGGTTGAGGCCAACGGAGTATGGGAAGAATACATATGGAACCTTCACTATCGGTGAGGGTTTCAGTGTTGGGGGTGGCAATGGTGCCATCCTCTAATCTCTAACACAACTAAAGGAGGTTGATATGGAAAGAGATGAACATATGGATAGGCATGTCCTATCTGGATACGCTCTGGAGCAGGGCTTGCTAATGAACTTCGTGTTCAAGCGGGAGGCTTTGTTTAAGCCAGAGCAGTATCAAGAATGGCTCGGAAGATCTGAGTTTAAGGATAGATGCGTACTTGACTTCGGTGAGGTACACTTGTCTATCATTAGATTTGGTAATTTCGAAAGTGGACTTCAGTTCAATCGCGATCATGAGGTTGTCTACGAAATAGCCATTATGGATGCCAAGACTGGTGCCTTAATCGATCATGAGGCAACAGGCAATCATCAACTCTACGGAGATGGTGAGGTAAGGACTGGTCTAACGTTTAAGGACCTGGAGTGTATTGTGCTAGAGCTTATGTACGTTTATAAGCTAGAGCGGACACCTAGGATCCTAGACAGGCTAGGCTAGGCTGCGAAAGGAGGCTCTCTAGGGAGCCTTCTTTTTTAGCCTAACCGGTATTCTCTTTATATATACCGATCTTTTTACCCATATATCCGACAAGCGCATGTTACTGGTAGGAAGTGTTTATCTAAAAATACGCCTGTCCCCTATTAGAGAGGGGGTTGTGGGGCCGGTTAAGTTACCTATATACCTATAAGGGTATAATAATAGGGTGATCTGCAAGATAGTCACGTGTCTCTCAATGCCCACCTGGCTAGGGGTATTGTATGGTGCCAGACAAGCTGGCATTGCTCGTAGTATTTCTTATAAAGGAGTTGTTATGACACATCAAGAAATCTTTGACTATGCGCTTGCAGTGTATAATGTAGCGCTAGGTGTCGATGAGATTATCCATATCGTTTCTAATAATCTCAATGTCGATCACTTTGTAAGTAACCAGTATCCTAGTTAATCCTTGTAGCGCGAGACAAGCTCGCGTTGCATATACTAATTTTTAATCAAACTATAAAGGAGTAAAGTCGTGAGTACATATCCTCGTTCCATTATCATAAAAGATCTTACAGCTAAATTTTGTCGTGTCTCAGGTACTGACGCACCCGTTAACCCATTCGGTTCTAAGCAATGGGAAATGGTGATACAGACCTCTGATGCTGCTAAAGTTCAAGAGCTAAAAGATTACGGTCTTAATGTCAAGCAAGACAAAGACGACGATAAGACCTCTAATGTTAACCTAAAGCGTAAAGGTATCAAAGCCGATGGCAATCCGAATGCGCCTGTTAAGATCGTAGATTCTAAGCTACAGCCTCTTGACGGCACTAATATCGGCAACGGTTCCAAGGTTAATGTCAACTTGTGGCAGTATGAATACGAAGCACCTGGTCGTAAAGGTGTTGCTACGTCGCTTACTGCAGTTCAAGTTGTAGATCTCGTAGAGTACACGCCTACAGCAGGCTTCGAAGCTATCGAGTCTGCACCTAGTGTAGCTACATCTGAGCCGTCAGAACAGAAGTTGCCCTTCTGATGTCTGTGTCGTTCTTTATAGTCCTTGGGGTCGTTATATTCGGCCTCATTGTACTTCAGGAAAGACATTAATGTTTACCATATCAATCCTCCTACTACTTGCTCTCATAGTCCTCGTTGGTGTGCGCTTATACTAAGCGTGCCCACGAGGGCCATGGGGGTAAGAGTGTTTTTTACATAACCGACAACGGGGTTCAGGGCGTCACGCAGTTCCCTTTTACCGCGAGACAAGCTCGCGCTGCCTGAACTAACCACTAGAAAGAGTCACAATGAAAGTAGCAAAAGACTTTATGACCATTGACGAGCTAGTTGTCAATAGTCCACCACATTACAAGCAAGGTGACGTTGAATGCATTGAAGCAATCAAATCAGCCACAGGTGCAGAGTATCAAGGGTACTTACAAGGTAACATCATGAAATACATTTGGCGTTACAGAGCTAAAGGTCAAGCAATAAATGATCTTAAAAAAGCTGAGTGGTATCTCAAGGAACTTATCATAGACCAATATGCTCAAGAAGCAAAAGAAGCTAAATGATTTATGCAACTATAATCATGTGTCACTTAGCAATTAAAGGACCTGAGTGTATACTGTTATCAGACAACCGAGGACCGTATACTGCTATTGACCATTGTGTATCTCGTACAAATGAAATGCACCGAGATGCTTTAAAAGTATTACCTAAATATAAACTAGTAGAAACTAATTGCATAAAGGAAAGAGGAGGTAAGTATGGAACTAAACGATTCCCAAACTCAACAAGCTCCGTATAAAGCAATGACATACCCAGTAGACGAATGGGGTAGACTAGGTGGCTTGTTTAGCCTAGTTGATATACCTATTGCTAAGTACGTAAGGTATCAAGACTTAAGTGAAGAAGACCAAAAGAAAGTGGAGAGAATGAATGCCTAGAAATCTTACCAAAACTTACAAGAAAGAATGCTTTAAGTTTCTTGATAGCCTTAGAGCAAGCGGCGAATGCAATATGTTTGGCGCATGTACGTATCTAGTAGACGACTTTAACCTCGATAAGAAAGACGCAGTATCTTGCTTACAAGAATGGATGAATACCAAGCGAGAAGAACAGCTGCAAGAAAACTTTGAATTAGCTAATTAGGAGAATAGCAACATGAAAAAAGCAACAACAGCATTACATAGAGTAACCAAAGAAAGATTTCCAATGAGCGGTTATAAGTTTACTGTAACAAACCGAGAAGATCCTGCAGTTTTAGAGTTAAAGAAAAGCGTAAAGCTTATGAACAGCGAGAAGGGTTGGGGAACTAAGATGAGAGTTAGACTCATGGGTAGAGGTCCAAGAACTATGTGGGCCAAGATGGATGGCAGACATCCAAGAGCTTATGACTGCTACCTACCTTTAGATAAAGCTACGCATTATGACGTGTACGTAAACGACTATCACGTGGCACAAAGTGCTTAGTCTTATATTATTTAGTTTCGCAGGTGGCGTAGCAGGAGCTTACGTCATCTGGTATGTGGCAGATATTTTAGCTAGATACTACGAATAACAATAGAATAATGGAGAATGTTATGAGTGTAGACAATACAACAACGCAAGAGAACGATAAACATGTGTATAAAAAGCCTGATGGCGGAGAGATCCACTGCTATGGTAGCGTAGAATGGGATAGTAATTTCCACGTATGCTGTGATGATGAGGAGTTCGATGGAGTGGTAGTGGATTGTGATGGCGAAACATATGATACGTGGG